AATGTTCGTAGCCACGCACCACGAATATCCGTGGAACCTACGCGAGATGGCGGTTGGTCATCTGCTGGGCAGGTCTTTTTAGGCAGACCATTGCTGAAGAACCACGTCGTCGGTAATTACGTCGGCATAATTCTCGGTGGTCACGGTGGCACTCGAGTGACGGAGGAATTTCTGGGCCACGTACAGGCTTTCCGTATTCGCCACATAGCTCCCGAACAGCTTCCGCAGCTCATGTAGGGGGTTGTTTCTCGTCCACCCGATCTCCCGTAGTTTCTTAACCGTTCGGTCGAACAGCTTGATCCCGTGATTCGATCGCCATGTGATTAGGTAATCGTCGCCCTTGGCCTTGTTCAGGATCGCCACGGTTGCCTCGCGTGATCCAAGTACAAATCCCTCGTGCCCCGACTTCGGACGAAATCCCTTTTCCGCTCGGATGGTGGCTCGGGCCTGCTTCTCCGCATCGTCGGGAACGTTGAACCAATCGTATCGGGCGTGGTAAGCCTCGTCACGGCGAAACCCGAAGTGCAGGGCGAGCCCGAGCAGGACAAACTCATCATCGTCGAGGCGGTGCCAGAGATCGAAGGTATCCTGAATCAGCTGGCAAGAAGGCAAACGATATTGCTTCTTCAGGCCGTGGTAGAATTCCTCCTCGTGCAGAATCTCGGTAAAGCTCAGGTCGTATTCCTTCAGGAGCTTCATGGTCTTCTTCGTGAAGAGCGATTTCAACGACCTGAGGTTCTTGTTGATCGTCCGCTTCCGACTCTGGATCTTGTCGTGATCCTCGAGACCTTCAAGCATGAGGTTTCGGTAATCGGCCATGAACCTCGGAGTGATGTCCCCGCAGTTGTAGGCGAGGACGTCAGCCAACTTTTTCTTTCCCGTCACCCGACGAACCATGGATCGAAGGGTGTCGAAATAATTCTTCGTGGTGGAGTCCTGCCAGCCCAAAGCCTTTTGGAATTGGGCGAGGGTCTCCAGCACTTGGCCGACGGTCGGGGGAGAGGCGTCGTCTCGCGCGAGTGTTTTCTGACAGAACTCAGCCCGCACTTTCGAGATCGGGTAAATCATAAGGCTCCCCTTGATGCGATCGGCGAGCGCTTTCGCCGCCTTCTCGTCGTACCCGAGGGGGAAGTAATAGACCTTTCCCTGGACTTCAGCCTTAAAGGTCCAAGTGCCCTTTCGATATCGTCGGTAGATTCTAGTGCCGTGGTGTGTGGTTCGCGTATCCGATTCGTATCGGGATTTTTTAGTTTTCATGGGTTTACTTTCGTTCATAGGTTTACGAACGCAAGTAACTAAGCTACAACACACTACAACTAGTGCGTATCGGGCAATCTGCAAATCCTCTATTCGCGAGTTCGATTCTCGCCCGCGCCTCCATCTTAAGACGTTAAACATTAGCTACTTGCAAAATTAAAATCCTTCCGATATATTCATCAGAATCGGGGGTGCGTATCGGATTCGCACCTTCGTGAACGAGTGATGAAAGATTGGCTGGACAAGCAAACCGCTATAGAAAAGAACGTTCTGGACGCAGTTTCTGCGCAGGTTCGCACCATTACGGACGACCTGCTTCCGCAGATTCGATTGTCTGCTCTGGAGAACGATATGCGAGCCACCATCGAGATGAAGATAAACTTTGACTTCGAGGATGAGTCAACGGATATCTGGTCCGAAGGTAGCGTCTCGTTCCCGCCCAGACATTCCGCATCTGATTCGATCAGGCTGTGAGTGCAGAGAGCATTCTGAAGAAGCTGGGCCTTAACGTCTGGCAAGTTCGTCGCGCCCTGGGCACACCCGAGCCACCGCCGTTCGAGGAAAAGGACCTCAGTGGTAAAAAATATCTCATGGGGTACGACCAGAAACGAATCCAGCGACGATTGAAAATTTACGAGGGGTTCATGATCGCCCGCTTTCTGGAGGGATGGCACCCGAGAACGGTGGGCACTTTACTCAACTGCTCGGAGGAGGCCGTTCGCATTCGGCTGCGAAAGGCGGGATTCTTTTAAGTTCGGAAAAGCTCCCAGGCTTCCTTGTACTGCTCGTACTTCGCCTTGGAATCTTCGCGGTGAGGATAGAGCCAGACGCTCTTCACCCCATGGAGCTCCAGGCACGGGATGATGTAGAATGAATCCGTGGGCTCGACGTAAGCCGCCAGAACCTCCAGCTTTGCGCAATCGATCGGAAGCTTATGCGTATTACCGGTGACGGGCTGAATCTTATACCGATAGGATTTCCGGTCCGTCTCCTTCGCGAGGTAAGAGGTCCCCTTCACCTGCACTCTGTACATGGTCCCGGCGTCATTCATCACGATGCCGTCCTGAGGCAGCTTGGGCTCCATAGGCACGAACGGATGGAGACCTTCCTCCATCGCCCGTACGAAAAACCGGTACTCGTACAGAGTCCCGATATCCGAGCAATAGTTAGCAGTCGCCCTCAAGCTTCCACACCCGATGCTTTGGCTTCGTGAGCCATGCTGCACCGCCCTTGAAAATATGGTTGAGCCCCCACCCGAGTTTTCGCGTGTTCAGATCCTTCAGCAGGATGCGATTGTTCTCGTTCGCAGACAGGATGGAAAGAAGATCCGACGTGGTTCCCTCCCAGCTATCGGTCTGCAGAGTCTTCCTGAACATGAACACCAGCTCGGTAATGTGGCTGTATCGACTGTCGGCATTCGCCATGGCCTCCAGCTCCTTGTTGACGTACGCCTTCACGCCGAACCTAATCTCCCTCTGGTTCTTCGGGATTACGTAATCGTGCAGGTAGCGAGCGAAGTGAGGAAGCTCCTCCTCGACCTTTTCCTTGGTATCCATCTCGAATTCGTAGGCGGAAGAACACTTGAAGATCATTAACTTGTCCTTGATTGACATATCGAGATCGGGGAGCAGTCTCATGGAGACAGGGTCATCGTTAAGCGTGATGGAAATCCGGCCCCGCCAGAATGCCCGCCCGCTTTTCTTAAACTTACCCGTGATTAAAAAGGTATCGTTTGCGACATGCTCCTTGAGCTTCGCAGTAAACGCAGTGTGCATGGCCTGAGACTCCGACGGGGCCTCGTCGTCCACCAACCACATGCCGTACTCGAACAGGTAATCCGTCCAGTCGTTTTTACCGCAGAGGTATTCGCTCGCCTTGATCCCGCCTCCAAAAAGACCTCCGAGTATAACTTTGTTATACAGGGTCTTGCCTGAATTAGGCGGCCCGCAAAGGAAATGACATTGCCCACGCTTCGGACGCCCGGCCAAGGCGTTGACGTAGGCAAAGGATAACCAAGCCAATTCATGCTTGAGCTGTTTTTCACCCAGCATGGTTTCCATCCACTTGGCGATGGTTGGAAAGAACTCGCCCCATTCGCCGCTTTCATCGGCAGGCGTAAGCGGCTTCACGCGCGCGGTGTTGAAATATCGGTGACCCTCGTGAACGACGATCTGGGATTTCGTAAAGGCGAACGGGATGCCGGCCTCCACGCGCTTGGACGTGTTTACCATGTGCAGGGCCCGTCGAGACTCGCTCACGTTCTCGTGCCTGCCGGGACGAGCGGCGAGGTCATGACGGCATTGCAAATCCAGCAGGACGTCGTCCTTGCTATTTACGAAAAAACCTCCCGAGCCGTCCTCCACGAAATAGTTCTTCCCGTCGAACCAGTAGGAACGAATCGCATCCCCGATCCGACCGACTTCATATTGCCTGACGAAACCCGGAGACAGTACCTCGGCCCAAGTGTAAAATCCCTTGGGCATGTTGAATACCTGCATCCCCGTCTCACGGACGATGGCGGCATTCGTGGTCTTGTGCTGTCCACCCGGATCCCAATAGGTCGGGCCTCGGGAGCCCTCCACAAATTCTCCGGGCCATTGATGCTCGGGCCAGACCTTCCTAACCTCCTCGAAGACCACGTCCAAGGGAATCTCGGGCCCTTGCCCACGGAAATCCGAACTCTTTGAAGTTTCATACTGCAGGTAATGCAGTTGGGCGGAAGGGATATGCGCGTCGGGGCGGATCGGGCGCCAATCGTGCCCGTGCAAAAGGTAATGCTGCTTCTCGAAATTCGGACCGTCGAATCCGCGAGCGACCGCATCACGACCGTCCAGCTTCATCTCCTTGGCGAGACGCTTCAGGAGGCGGTTCGTGCTCTGGGGGCCGAACATATAGATCGGCTTTTCGAAGAACCAAACCGCATGGATTCCACCTGAGAAGGATCGGCTGACGTAATTGATCGGATACTCGAGGTCGAGCAGCATGCGGATGACGTCCTCGTACTGCTCGTCCGTGAAAGTCGCGTCCCAGTCTGCGCAAACGCCATGCAGGTACCTCATGGGGTTCTGGGTGGAAACCCGTTGGTTCGGATCCACCCCCTCGGCGGTCGAATAAGCTAGGTATTTGGTGGTCGGGCGTGCAGCCCAATGCTTGAATTCATTCGAGGTTTCAAACTTCGGAAGCTCGAACTTCAGCTCCCATGGCCTACGCTTAGTGACTTGGCTCGCACTTAAATTCGGTATCGTAAAAAGGTCCATATTTTCCCATCTCCACAAAGTTTATGACCTCTTTTTCGAGGTCGGGTAAGTAACACGAAAGGTTGCGAATTTCTCCGTCGACCAGGTCATTCGGCAGACCCGCTTCCGACACATGGGAATCGCGGTCCAGACCGGGCCTGACGACGTGAACGATGCAGCCTTGGGGCTGTCGCTTTACCATTATAGCCTCGTTCAAGAACCTCACGTCGTCGATAACTACGTCGCGTCCCTCGAGGTCGGTCAGTCGGGTCTCCAGAGCTCTCACCCATATGTCATCTGATACTAACTCACGACCCCACTCACTTCCAAGGGTGCATAGCATTTGTCTTGCACTTTTCCCGAAGCCGGGCACGGGCTTCTCCTTCAGCTCGGGGTCCCAAACGTATTCGCGAGGCACCCCCAATTCCGTCAGCATGTCCTTGATCGGAGTGGCGAAACTGCGGACGTGGAATCCGTAGCGGTCTTTGAGAATGTTGGCCACGCTGGATTTTCCAGCCCTCTTTAAACCAGTTAAACCTACTATCATTTCATGTACTCCTTCGTGATTACTCCTTCGGCATTCAAAGGTACTTTCGAGGCCCAATCGGGGGATGTGGACATGATGGCCAGAACTTCTTCCAGACCTGATTCCGTATCCTTTTCGTCGATCTCGATTACGACCTCGTCATGGACGTGAAGAACGATCTTATACCCCGCTTGGTCGATCTGATATAAGTGAAAGGCGAAGATGTCTCGCGCCGTCGCCTGTATGCTGTTTTGGAAAAGGTTGGCCCCGTAGAAATAATAACGACGCTTGTTTCCCTGCTGAGTCGCGGCGGTAACGCCGTCGCTCTCATGCCGACACCTGAAGTACCGTATGTTGCGTCCGGAGGGTAGGGGAAGCCTGTAGTCGTCTCCCTCGTTGGCAGCTGCCTTGAACCCTGCGTCATGCGCTTTCCAACAGGCCGTGATTCCGGGATTCGTGCGACGGAAATCGTCCACTTGAATCCAGGCGTTTACCCATTGCCGACGGTCGAAGGTCGAGAGCTCGGGGTAAATGCATGCCTTGGCGGGTTGATACGCCTTGGCAAACTCCTGAAATCGAAGCTCGTCCTTGCGGGTAAAGTCTCGATCGAGCAATTCCTGCTGACCGAAATTTTTAACGGTCTCCGCGAACTTGAACCATCCCGAGCCATACCCGAGCTGAAGTACGCGAACCTTCGCAAGGTTGTAGAGTTCGGGATCGCTCTTCTTCAGGTCGCCGTCCGTCCAACCCATGGTCTGGCGAGCATGCGCCTCGTAGGGAGAAATCCCCTCCTTCAGCATGTCCAGAAAGTCGAAATTATGGGCGAACCATGCAGTCACCCGAGCCTCGATCTGCGCCAAGTCGGCCACGATGAGAGCCTTGCCCTTGGGTGCCCCGATGCAGCTTCTTACATCCACGCCATACTGGGGTAGTCGAGGAAGGTTCTGGACGTTGAATCCTCCGTCACCCGACCACCGTCCCGTTGCATCCGCTCCCCAATACTTTTTGTTGTAGGAGATCCGTCCGTCCGGGGTGAGGCGGGATTCCATCGCCTGCAGGGTCTTCAGGTGCTTGTTGATCCGCTGGACGTTTTGCATACCTGCGGCACAGGTGATCTGATCACCGTACTCGCGATCCCACTCGAGAAATTCCTCGCTGTTCTTGTCCAGAGACTTTGGGGGAGGAACGCCAGCCTCCCGACAATGAATCGCCAACGCCTTCTTGCTGTAAACGGCGTAAGGTTTCTTTGTGTCGGGGTCGATCTCGTCGTACCAAGGCAACGAGCGCTTGGCCTCGAAGAGCTGCGTATCCAGCAAATTTATCCCGTTCTCGATGTTCGGCTCGGATGCGGGCAACCCGTGCCATGCCATGTTGCGGGTCATCTCGCTCATGCGTTTCTCGATGTCGGGAAACCTGTCCATGTACCGCACGTAGATCTCGTAGCAGTATCGGGCATCGTCCATGGCATATACCATGGTCTCCTTCGCCGTGTCGTCTGCCACGATGTCTTCCCACGTCTTGCCCTTCATGGAGTCCCTAACCTCCTTCGAGTGCTCGATCCCGAGAATCTCCTTGGTCGCTCCCTTCAAATTTCTCTGGTGTTGAAAGTAAACGCAGAGATCGGCCGAGCAAACCCACGTGACCTCGATGTCGTCGGGAATTTTACCCAGCTCCTGCAACCTTTCGAAAACTCGTTGGTCGAAGGAGGCGTTGTGGGCGATCATCGTGTAGCCGTCGATGCGGTGCCAGTCGAAATTCTCGGGCTGGCCCACGAACTCTATCTTCGGATTGTGAAGCGCCACCAGAAACGCATTGAAATCAGGATGGTTGACGTACTGGTACGTCGACATCTTCGCGATCGAATATTGAGTCGTCCAGAGCGTCTCGAAATCGATTGCGATCAGTTTGGGGGCCGTATCCCCCTTGGTCTTCTTTTTTCTAGGCATAACATCCCCCCGTGGTGGTGGGGACGGCGGGTGTTTTGTCCCTAACCATTAGGCCCGCCGCCCCCGTTCACACACCACTGTGAGTAGCTGAATCAGTTTTCAGCTGAAGTCTTGTAACCACTCGGTGAATTCGTCGGTGTTTCGATTACCCCGTCGAATCTTGGGCACATGGACGGTCTTGCCGCCGAACACCGCCTTGTCCGTAGACAGGAGGAAGGTGCCCTTCTGAAGGCCGTCGCGGTAGTACATGCGCGCAGCCGTAAATATTGGCACTGCGGCACGCTTGTAGGCGGTTCCCTTGATCCGCCACAAGGCGAAGGCATAGTTGCCGGACTCATGGTCGAACGGGAACACCTCGGGATCCTCGCCCTTGATGCAAACCAGCGCATCGGCGATGGGCTTCCAGTCGGGCTGCTCGCCGTTTGCTCCCCATTCGAACGAACCACCCGCTTCCACGGCCTGAGCCTTCGTAAGGATGCGGGGGATTTCACCATCGTCCCAGTTGATGTTCTCCTCGAACATCTTTCCTATCCGAACAACCGTGAATTCCACGGGATCGGATCCATCGGAGTAGATGGATGACTCGCCGTCGAGGACGATCTCACCCTTCTTGAAGTTCTCGGAAAGGTTGCCCATCCCTTGAACGATTTGAAGACGAGGAAACGAGATGTCGCTCGCGTCGAGGTCACCGGTGATCGTGTCGTTCACCGTGGGAGTCAGCAGGGATGTCGGAGAACCCTCCACTATCTCTCCGCTAGCCTCGGCCAGCACCGTCGTTTCCGTCTTCGATTCACTTATGCTTGATTTTGCCATTTTCTTTTTTTTGTCTGTTGTTTGTAGTTCGGATGTTATACACCCGGATTAGTTTAAAGATTCTTTGATTTGCGCAGGTACGCTTTCCGTTCGCGATCTTCCTCGGGAGCCAGCAAGCCCGCCTCCTCCAGAAGGAGCTCGACCTGCCCGCGAGCATTCTTCTTCTCCCCCCGAGGCAACTTCTTGGCATACGCTTTCGCAAGCTGGGGAACGGATACGTTGCATACCTCCATGAATTCCTCGGGGCTCAGGATATCGGACAATACCTCGAACGCCTCGTTCGGGTCATCGATCTTCATCATGGGGTTTCGGAAGCTGAGGTCATATCCCGGTATCTCCCTGCCTTCCTCCTCGGCCAACTTCATCGCCTGTGCCCGAGCGGAAGTCGCCCAGCGGTCAACCACCTGAGCCACGTTGAGCATCTGGCCGAGAACACGCTCGTCCTTGATCTCGCTGGGATCGTAACTCTGCCAGAGAACCGTCTTGAAATCCTCCATCGTCTTGGAATACTTCTTGGCGATGGGCAGGAGCTTGTCGCTGAGAGCCGTGCAGGTCAGCCGATGCTTGCAGTAACGACAGCCCTCGGTGTTTGGTCGAAGGTCGGGGGATTCCTGCGAGGCCAGCTCCACCAGAAGATGGATCCGAAGACGGATGTCCTCCATGTCGTCGCGGGTGTAATCGTGCTTGAGAATCTCATCCCGACGAGGAGCGATGAAATGCACGGTGGCGGTCTCCAGATGAGGGAACTTGTCCATCACCCCGAGCAGATACGCCTGGCCCTGAATGTTGATGTCCGCATCGTCGATCTCTCCTCGACCGAACTTGAAGTCGACCACATCGACGTGCGTGCCGCGTACTATCACGCGATCAACGGTGCCGAAGATGGATTTCAAAAACAGTATTACGGATTCATTCATATAAGTTTGCTCGCTTTCAATAGGCGCAGAAGACCCGAAGTCATCCTTACCGAATAGATTGGAATGTCGCCGATGCAGCTCTTGACGTAATGGAGCCCGGAGCGCTCCTCCACCCCGTAGCCGATGAAGACCTTGCCGTGGAGAGTTGTGAGTTCGTAAGCTTTCACGGGATTCTCGGTGTTTTGCCTGATTACTCCCTCGATCGTGCTGCATTTACCCATGCCGAATCTCAACCCGAAGCTCCTTGTGAACCTCGTCGGCCTCGGCCTCCATGGGCGCAATGTAATCAAGGCAGGTTGCCACCAGTCGAATCTGCTCATCGCTAAGCCCGTCCATATTTCCCGTCTCGGCGGCCGTATGCAGCTTGGTTCCCTCCTCCGCGAACGGATTGGTCTCGTTGCTGCTCCGGTAACCCGGGCAAATCTCAACGTATTTGAGGGTGCTGGGGCCGAGTTTGTGATGTTCTTCGGGCGTAGCCATGGCATTAAGTCCTAGTTATTAGCTCCAGTCGGGTTCCTTCTTGTCCTGCTTGCGGTCGATGACCTCGGCGAAGGAGTCGAAGGCGCGGTAGATATGCTTTACCTCGTCCTGAAGGCTGTTTATCTGCAACTCCTGGAATGCTATGTAGCGCACGAGCGAATCGTGCTCGTCCAGACAGTGCAGCTCACCTTGGTCGGCGAGGATGGTCTTCAGGTTCTTTTCCAGCTCGCGCCAAAGCTTCCTGTGGCTATCGGGCATGTCCTCGAGGGTGTCGAGGACCCGAAACTTCTGACGCTCGGGATCGGGATCGTGATCAGGTTCGAATCTCATCAATACTTCTCCGTGCAGTGTTCGTTGAGAAACTCGACCGCGCCCCGCTTGGTGGTATCCAAGGAGAGGGCCACGGGCTCCCCCGCTTCCGCGCCGGGCTCGTCCTCGTAATCGGGGTGAGCCCCGCGATTGATCTGTCGGAAGACCTTGTTGGCCTCCGTAGCGCTAGTGAACCAGAGGTGATGCCGACCGCCTATGCTGCCGTCCACGTTGTCCACGGTTACTACTAGTATTTTTGTTTTTGCCATGGTGTGTGTGTGTGTGTTCGTTTTGGTTGATCCGCTACATGGTCATGACCGTGTAGCAGATGTAGAAAAGCATCCCGAGTGATCCCGTGAGCATGAGAATCAATACCCATAGTATCGCGTTTACGTCCCTCATAGTCTTGGAGGCTGTCTCGAGGAATTCGGTTTGTCTTCGGGTTCGCTCTTGCAGAAACCGAAGAATCGGATCACGCGCAATGTCCACGCTCGCAGCGCTGCTGTTATTTTCTTCATTGGCTGTTTGTAGTTTTGCTCGAAGGAGCATTTCTGTTTCGGTTGGATCACTCATAAGATTGGATTCAGCTCATCGTCGTTGAGCAGGTCGAGGTGGGTGAGCTTCCGACGGACGGCGCGACAGACGCCCATCTCGATTGTGTCGGCCGCAAAGACTATCTTCTGGACCGCAGCCGATTGGGAGCCGGCGCGGTGGACTCGTCCAAGAGTCTGACGCAACTCGACCGCCGAAAAGCTCGGAGAAATTATACTGACGCGAGGGTGGCCCCCATGCACGTCGTGCAGACTGAGACCCACGCCGCCCGCCTGTATCATGCAGACGATGACCCGAGCCTCGTTGTTCTGAAATTCGTTGATCGCGTCCTTGCGCTCCTGATCGGTCTGGCGACCATGGACAAGGGAAATTCTATCATCCTTACGACGCATGGACAAACGGCTTGCGATCGCCTCCAAGGTGGCCGTGAAATTCACGAACACGCAGACGGAATTCCCCTCCGAGCGAGCGTCATCGGCCAACTCCACTAGGGTTGGTACCTTCAGCAGCTCGGTCTCCTGACGAGCCTGAAGCTGAAGGGTCAGCGCGGTCTCCTCGTAGGTCGATGCCCGTTGGTCGAGGGCTTCCAGCTCCTCGCGCATGCTCTCGTAGATGTCGTCCAGCCTGCCCGAGTCGGATATGCTGTAGCCGTCGGCGGCGATCAGGTTGTCGGGAAAGGTGCCCTCGGGCAGATCCTTGATGCGGATGCGACTGCCGTAATCGGGGTAGATGCGATTGTGGAGGTAGCGTACGACCTCGGGGGAATTGTCGAACTGCAACCCGCCGAAGCGACCGCGACGACAGCCGTGGCGCAGGCACCACCTCCACCACTTGTCGTAGTTGAAGAGGCCGAGGTGATAACCGATCGACTTCATCTCCACGGGATTGCCCGACACCGTGGCCGACAGCATGAGGGTGGGGATACCCCCGTCCTTCGCAGCAGCCAGCATCTTGGAGTTCAGGGACTTGGAGCCCTTGCAGCGGTGAACCTCGTCGAAAATCAACAGAACGTTGTCGCGATTCAGGTTCCATCGGATGCGGTGCTTCCCCTTGCGCTTGAGAAATTGGGTACTCCCCCTGCGCAACTTGTCGTAGGTATACGCGAAATAGGTCGGGTCATGCGGACGAAAGGCTTCCATCCATTCCACCCAGCTGGGAATCACGGCCTTGGGGCAAACCACGAAGGGTATCCTCCCCAGGGATCGGCAGACCTCCAAGGCGATCACCGTCTTGCCCGTGCCCGTATCGCTCCCGTCGAGGGCCGAGCCACGTTGGCCGACGGCTCGAAGGAGACGCTCCGCATGCTCCCGCTGCCAGGAATACAGCTCGGGCGAGCTAAGCGTGGTAGTCGTGCTCAAAGGTTCCTCCCTGGATATTGTCGAGCTCCTCGAAGAGCTGCCTGAACCATAGGACGGCATTCTCACCCTCCCGATGAGCCATCGTGCTGAACACCGCATAGGCTTTCTTCAGCGCCTTCTGCTCGATCTGGCGAACCCGCTCGCGGGACACTCCCATTACCTCCGCTATGTCCTGCAAGGTGTAACGCTGAGAGCTCTTGGGATCGTGCCAATGCTCCGAGCCGTCCTCGGACGGAAGCGGCATTTCCCCGCAGATGAAGGCCGTCAAGCGGGCGTCGGCGTCGGATGTCTGAGGCCGCAAGCCCACGGGGGGCTTCTTCGGCTTCGTCCCGCCCGGCGTCCCCTGTCCCGCATCGCGAGAGGTGATCGAGCGTTTTTTGTATGAGGTCTTCTTGGAAGTACTCTCGCGTCGTGAAGCGGAATCCGCAATCAGGGCATTCACGGCGTCGTCGTGTGTGGTCTCCGGCATTTCTAGTCTCCTTGCAATAAGTGTTTACTTCGCATCTCGGGCAGTTCATGGCTCACGGCTCCCTCCTTCCGCTGCTGACCTGATGCAGGTAGTCCACGCGGGCCGCAGCCTCCCGTGCCTTTCGCATGTAGTATGCTGATGGAGGATACGCCCCGGGTACCCCTACGTCGGCGGGGTTGATTCCGGCATTCTCAAGAGCTTCGATCCATTCTTTCGCGTTCCTAATATCGAGAGCCTCGAGGGCGGGCTTCGCTTCCTCGGTCACGGCTCCCTCCTTCCGCTGCTCACCTGATGCAGGTAATCCACGGGCCGAAGGTTCAGGGACTTTGCCCGCATCTCTACCCAGCGTTGGTCGTAGTTCCCCGCTCGAATGTCATTGGTCGAGGGTCGAGCGAATTCGCCCAAGGGAAACCTCGGGTCACCGTTGCATTTGAAAGGGGAGGGGTGGTGAGGGCATCCGCACAGCAGGAGCGCGGTAACTATCATAAGAGTGGCTGA